TAACTGGCAACCAAACAATAACATTAAGTGGTGATGCTAGTGGTAGTGGCACAACAGCTATTACAGTTACAGTTGCAGATGATTCGCACAACCATATCATATCTAATGTTGATGGATTACAAACAGCACTAGATGCAAAACTAGCTAATGTTTCAGAAGATGCTACACCTCAGTTAGGTGGCAATCTTGACGTTAATGGAAATAAAATTGTATCAACCTCTAATGCCGATATTGATATTGAACCTAATGGTACAGGTAACGTATTATTAGGTAACTTAAAGTTTGATGCTGACCAAACAGTGGGTGCAGGACAAGATGATTATGTTCTAACTTACGATAACACAGCAGGAACAATAAGTTTAGAAGCTGCTGCAAGTGGTGGGGGTGGTACATCATGGCAAACAGTTAAAACAAGTGCTTACACAGCATCAGCAGGTGAGGGTGTATTTGCAGACACATCAGGTGGTGCATTTACATTAACATTACCAAGTTCTCCATCGCAAGGAGATGAAGTTGCTTTTAAAGATTATGGTAGTACATTCGATACAAATAATTTGACTATTGGAAGAAATGGCAAGAATATAGAGGGTGTTGCAAGTGATTTAGTAATTTCTGTTGAGGGAGCAGGTAATACTTTAGTGTTTGTAGACGACACTAAAGGATGGTTAATTAAAAATAAATAAGGAACATTATGACTGATTATAAAGACAAACATGGATTAAATGTACAAATAGTATCATCAGACCCATCTGACCCAATAATTGGACAAGTATGGTACAACACAACTACTAATTTATTAAAATATAAAGGTCCTGCAGTGGCAGGTGCTTGGTCTACAGGTGGAGACTTAAATACAGGAAGAAGGTTAGGTGCAAGTTCAGGTGGACAATCTACATCTTTAGTTTTCGGTGGTTCGGCAGTACCTACATCATATAAGAGTGAAACAGAAAGTTACAATGGCTCTGCTTGGACAGAACTTAATGATTTGAATTCAGCTAAAGACCATACAACAGGTTTTGGCACACAAAGTGCTGCAATCAATGCAGGTGGCACTAACCCTGCTGTTTCACCAGGTAGACTTGCCGAAACAGAATCTTGGAATGGTACCAGTTGGACAGAAGTCAATGACTTAAATGCAGGAAAAAGAGAAATGGCATCTTGTGGCACTAGTTCAGCAGGATTAATTTTTGGTGGAGAACAACCGACTCCTTTTACTGCTGAAACAGAATCGTGGAATGGAACATCTTGGTCTGAAGTTGCTGACTTAAATACAGCAAGACAAAGACCAAGAGGTGCAGGTACACAATCAGCAGGTCTATGTTATGGTGGAGATAAAAGTCCTGCTACAACATATGCAGGAGAAACTGAACAATGGAATGGTTCTTCTTGGTCAGAGGTAAGCGACTTAAATACAGCAAGAAATGGTATGTCAGGTGGTGGTTTACAATCATCAGCAATAGGAATAGGTGGTTATAATGGTACAGTTCGTGCTTTTACAGAACAATATAATGGAACATCTTGGTCAGAGGTAGCAGATTTGTCTAATGGTAGAACCATAGGTCAAGGAAGTGCAGAAGTAAATACAACAGCAATTATAGCAGGTGGTTGGGGTCCTGGATTTATAGATAATACAGAAGAATTTAGCACAGATGATGGAATAGAAACTATATCTACGACTTAGAGGTAAAAAATGGCAAATTATAAATATTGTGTAGCAGAAAATTGGGGTAAGGGATTCATTGAACATGATGAATCTAGTAAAATAAACTTTGTTGGATATCCTGCAAATGTATGGAGATTACCTATTAATAATAAAGATGCAAACCTTTGGATTAATAAAGTAGCAGGTACTGTAAAAACACATTCAGAGGCACAAGCATTAGTAGATGCAGACATAGATTCTGAACAAACAGAATGGGATAATGACAATGAGTCTGGCGAATCATTAGATGATAAAACTGAAAGATTAGGTCCTAGACCAACAGATATAACTTTATATGAGTAAAGAAAACTTAAAAGAACTAATAGAAAAAGAAAGTAAAAGTCTTAATAGTTTATTAGAAATAGAAGATTTAAAGGATTTCAAACAAATGACATCTGAGTTGAAAGACACTTGGATAAAAAAACAAATGTTTCGCACAGAAACAGAAGCTAGGTTTTCTGTATTACAGGATAATCGTTGCCCAACAAATGCTTCTAAGTATTGGCAATGTGTTAGAGAACAAGCAAGTTATTTAGATAATCTTATGGCATTATCTTTTGAGCATAGAAGAAACCAAGCAAAAATAAATAAGATACAAGAACAATTAGAAACAGAAACAGACAAACATAAATTGGTTGATCTTGAAATAGATTTAGATGAATGTAGATATCAAAAAGCATCTATGGAAAAGGTTGCTCATCATAGAATAAGAGAATTAAAGATGTGGTCTAAGTTGAAAGCAGAATATGATGATGGTACATTCAATACACAAGATGTTAATGAACATCAGTTAGAATCTTATGGCAGACAATATGCAGATAAAGCTAAACATTTGACAGAACACTCATCAGATGCAGATAAATTTAATGTACTAGGTCAACTTAAATCACTACAAAGAATAAAAAAATCAGGTGAATTAGAAAATAAACAAGAAAAACTAAATGACAAATAAGCATAGATACTATGACCAACCTAGAAGTATAACTGAGCCACGTTGGAAGTCATATCTTGTAGAAACTACAACTCCTGTGTTCACACCTGAACAATGTGATAAAATAATAAAAACAGGTCTGTCTCAACCACAAAAAAAAGGAACAATAGGTGTCAACAAAGACACAGTTGATGTAAAAACAAGACTAAGTTATGTGTCTTGGATTCCATTTGGTATGTTAGAGCCAATGTATAGACAGCTAGAAACTGTTATGCATAAAGTCAATCGCAATCATTTTGGTTTTGATGGTATGCAACTAACCGAACAGGCACAGTACACAGAGTATTCTGATGGTGGTTTTTATAATTGGCATATGGATTCATCTGTAAGTTTTGAAAAAGAACCACCTGTAAGAAAGATATCAATGTCTTTATTATTAAATCATGAAAGCGAGTTTGAGGGTGGTGATTTAGAATTAATTGATCCGAATAAAAAAATATCTATAAAACAAGGACAAGCTATATTCTTTGCTTCTTTTTTAAATCATAGAGTAACACCTGTAACTAAAGGAGTTAGAAAATCTTTGGTAGTCTGGTTTGGTGGCACACCTTTAAAATGATTAGAGACTTACATTTTCCAACACCTGTTTATATTTTTGACCACAATGATTTATCATTAAATATTCAATTAGAACGTGATATTTTAAGTTGGATGAATACAGATGAAGGTGTTTCTAAAACTAACATCAAAGGTTGGCACTCAAAAACAGATATGCATAAAAGACCTGAGTATAAAAGAATTGTTCATGGGTTATATGAAGCCCAATACAAAATATATGAAGAAGAACATTTAGCTAGTGAACCATTTTTGGGTGGTATGTGGGCTAATGTAAATCCTAAAGGTGGGATGAACAGAGGGCACTTACACCCTAATTCGTTGTGGTCAGGTGTTTATTATGTGAAAACACCGAAAAACTGTGGCAATTTAAGAATAGATGATCCTAGAGCATTAGCTTCTATGGTTAGACCTAAAATGAAGGAAGGCATTCCACCTAGCAGATTGTATAGGGAAACAAGTTATGAACCTGTAGCAGGTAGATTAATTATGTTTCCGTCATGGGTTACACATTGTGTAGATGCTAATGAATCAAACGATTTAAGAATATCTATATCATTTAATTTCTTACAAAAAGGAATGTATGTTTGAAGATAATAAATATCAAGTAATAAGAAATGCAATATCTTATGACTTATCGAATTTTATCTTTAACTATCAGTTGTTAAGGAGAGATGCTGTTGCATATATGTATCAGAACGAAATGATAATTGATAATGGTCATTATGGAACGTGGAAAGATAAACAAGTACCTAACGTGTATTCAGAGTATGCTGATAATGTAATGGAAACATTGTTAATGAAAATGTTGCCAATTATTCAAAAAGAAACAAAATTAGAATTAATACCTACTTATAGTTATACAAGAATATATGAAAGAGGTTGTACATTAAAAAAACACAAAGATAGACCGAGTTGTGAAATATCAGGAACATTGCATTTAGGTGGAAACCAATGGGATATATATGTTGATGGCAATAAAATAAAACTAAATATAGGAGATATGTTGGTTTATTCAGGTTGCGATTTAGAACATTGGAGGGAACCTTTTGATGGAGACCTATGTGGTCAGGTATTTTTACACTATAATAAAATTAAAGGAGAATTTGCAGATAAAAATTTATTTGATGGAAGACCTTTGTTGGGTTTACCAAGTTTATGCAAAATTAACAAATAACAAAAATTAAGGAACTTAGTAATGGGATTAGAAACAGGAACATATATAGATAGTCTTAATACCTCAAATCCAGGGGCAACTGATTCTGTTGCTCAAGGTGATGACCACATAAGATTACTTAAATCAACAATAAAAAATACATTCCCCAATATAACAGGGGCAATGACAGCAACACATACAGAATTAAATTTACTTGATGGTGTTACTGCTAATACTACAGAACTTAACTATGTAGATGTGGCAACACTTGGTACAGCAGAAGCATCAAAAGCACTAACTGTAGATGCTAACTTAGATATAACTGGTATTAGGAATCTTACAATTACAGGTGCATTATCAGCAGGTAGTGGAATTGTAACTATGGCAGACGTATACCCTGTAGGAAGTATTTATATAAACGCATCAGTAGCAACTAATCCAGGAACATTACTTGGTTTTGGAACATGGGTTGCTTTTGGTACTGGTCGTACTATGGTAGGTATAGACGCAGCACAAACAGAATTTGATACAGCAGAAGAAACTGGTGGTGCTAAAACTCATACATTAACTGTATCTGAAATGCCATCGCATACTCATACATCCTCAACACTAGGTAGAGATGGTACTCTAGGAGGATATTTAGACCAAGCGACTAATAATTCAGAATCATCTGCTAGTAATATACTTGATAATACTGGTGGAGGTGCTGCCCACAATAACTTACAACCATATATCGTTGTATATATGTGGAAACGTACAGTCTAATGGCAACATTTGTAGCACCTGCCCCAAAGGGCATGATAAAGGATACAAACAATACTGTACTTCCACCTGAGTTTTATTCACATGCAAGTAATATAAGATTTACTGATAATGCAGGAAAGAAGATCAAAGGTCATGATGCAGTATTTGGCACACCTACAGTAGCTCCATACTTTGTACTTAACTGGTCTAATAATACAGCATCATATTGGTTTTATGGTGGAGCAACAAAGATATATAGAACTGATGGCACTACTCATACAGACGTTACAAGGACTTCAGGTGGCGATTATGCTACTAATTTAACTACAGTAGGTAATTGGACAGGAACTGTCTATAATGGGCTTCCTATCCTTTGTAATGGGGTAGATGACCCACAAGCACTATCTAATACAGGTTCTAGTAACTTTGTAGATTTACCTAATTGGGCAGCAAGTACAACTTGTAAAACCATAAAAGCATTTGGTAACTATCTAATGGCACTTAATCTTACTGAAAGTGGAACAGAATATCCTAACAAAGTAAGGTGGGGTGATGCAGCAGAGAACTTTAGTTTCCCATCTACATGGACTGCAGCTAGTACTAATGACGCAGGGGAAGTTACCATAGGTGATGAGTCAGATTTTATTGTTGATGGTTTAGCACTTAAACAATCATTCATAATATACAAAGAAAACTCTACATGGTTAGCTAACTACATTGGTGGAAATCTTGTATTTAGTTTCCAAAAGTTATTTAACGATACAGGTGTACTAAGCAGAAACTGTGTAGCTGAGTTTGATGGTAAACATTTTGTCGTTACTCAAGGTGATTTAGTGGTGCATGATGCTGTAAGAAAACAATCTGTAGCTACTGATCTAATTAAAAAAGAATTATTTGATGATATAAATGACGCATATTATAATCTAACTTTTGTTGCACACAACGTACAGCAAACAGAAATGTGGGTATGCTACCCTAGTATAGGGTCGCAGTATTGTAATAAAGCATTAATTTATAACTATGTTAATAACTCATTTACTTTTCGTGATTTGCCTAATATTTATCACATTGGTGATGGAATTGTAGACCCAGGTTCAACATCTATAACTTGGAATACACAGACAGCTACATGGACAACTTATGATGGAATATGGGGAGAAAGAACCTATAATCCTACAGAAAGAAGTATATTGATGGCAGGTGCTGCAGATACTAAATTGTATCGTGGTGATTTCGGCAGACAGTTCGATGGTGAAAACTACATATCGACATTAGAAAGAAAAGGATTAACCTTAGATGGTAATACCAATACTGTTAAACAAGTACGAAAATTAACACCTAAAGTAGGTGGTTCAGGACAAGTCGTTATATCAGTTGGAAGTTCTATGTCACCTAATGGAACATATACTTATACAGCAGGACAAAACTTTGACCCAACACTTAATAATAAAGTAGATTG